CTAAGCACAACCAGATCAGACTCAGTAGCCGATGGGAAACGTTGAATATACCACTTCACAGTTACAACTAAAACATCTTGAGGATTCAAACCAAAGAAACCACAACCAGTGATATCAAAATTGGTGGCGCCAACAACAGAATTAACATTCGTTGTAAAAGCAGAGCCACCATTGAATGTGGTCGATGACTGCGTCAAAATTGGTCCAATGGCTTGATAACCTATCAAGGGAGAAGCTGCAGTAACAACATTTGATCCATAAGTAGACGGCATTAGGTAAACTGGACTAACACCCCCATAGTCTTGTATTGGACAATTTGGGGAGTTCATCCTAGACACCACATAGCAACCATCGGAAGACAAACCAGAGACAGAATCGGGTAACGCACGCATTGCTTTCTGAGTAATCGGGAAACCATCCTGAACTAACGCAGAAGCTTGTGTTGGGAAAATTGATGTTCCAACAAAATTGTTGAATTGCATCACATCCGCAGCATCAGCTCCTGGAGTCGGTTGGCGCCACATAATTGAATTACCAGATTTGTAAAGCGCGGGACCAGCAGTTCTTACTTCAAAGGCTTGCCCAACTACACGGTATGCACCTACTGTATACCTAGGATCGGGCGTAACATTATTATTATCAGCGGCAGGCAGTGCGGGATCAAATCCAGTAAAACCGGATACTCCCCTGCACCAACCCAATCCGCCTAACGATAACTGGCCAGAAGCTGCAGAGCTACCTACAAATGCACCTGTACAAGGACCATAAAATGGCATTCTACCATTAGGACTTTGATAACCGGGTTGAATTTGCAGATAAACTCCCTGTGTAGCAACATATGGTTGAACGAAAGGATACAAAATAAGTTGGGCATCCCATGTGCCAGTTGTAACACTGGCAGGTGCACTCATAGTAAACTGCTGAGGTACACATTGCAATATTGACTTATTACCGGACCCATCAGGGTATCCCATAATAACTTCAAGCTCACAATCATGAAATGGATCCAAACAAGCTGCTGCCCATTCAGCGCCTTTTTGAGTTCCACCATTCGCCATAATCTTACGAATAAAGAGCTTGGTTTCAGTCTCAATGGCCTGTTTAGGCGTTATCTCATCAAACTCAAATGGCCTTCCTACATTCGGATTCTGATCTAAAATAATATTACTCATTCTTCCAAGGATAGTTTGGGATTAGAACAAATGGACTAATACTAGAATTGCTTGGGTTAAGTTGAATTGTTTCTTGAAAGCGCAAAGATGGAACACTAAAAACCACTCTGTCTGGAAACACACGAATTCGAATAAAACAATTAGTTATTCGCAATTCGTAACAATTAACACAATCACAATTAAGTTCGCCACAAGTGATTCTATTAAGTTCAACCAAATTAATATTCCTGTTCACTGGCTGAAAAGAACTGTGAGAATAAAAAAATTACTCGACTAACAACTAAGAAACAGAAAATACTAAGATTAAACTTAATATTTGAAAATGCTAAAGC